GCGGTAATACTCGCAGCCAATCTTCTTTGCGATCTTCATCATGTCTGTACAACGGGCGTTAGAGAAGAAGGATGTTCCCGTCATGATGAACGCATAGTCTTCTGTCGGCGGGAACTCCTGGTACATCAACGCATCATCCTTGATGCCCTCATGTAACTTCCAGCGCCACCATGCCATCTGTCTGCTGTTTATCTCTACGTCGTAGAGTTTCTTAATATCGCGTGTCCATTCTTTTTCTTCTGGCGTTAGCTTGCCATCCCAATAGACCTTATAGATTTGGGAGTTAGCATCTAAAGAATAAAACTGGTTACGCCACCAGCCACAGAAGATTGCACGTTGCGTACGCGCCTTCTTAGCTGTGACGTACATATCGTGGAACATATTAAAACCACGGGCAGTGGACTCGAAGATGTACAGACGGTTAGGGTTGGTTTCAGCAAGTGAGGCCAGCAGTGAGGCTAGACCTTCTTCATCGCCCCAGGACGAAGTTTCAGTTCCATGGAGAAAGGTAATGGCTTTACCGCGACCAAGACTGCCCTTTGCTCGTAACCCTGCGACTTGATAAAAGAGGCGGCTTCTGTTCTTGAGTTGAAGCTGATTCCGGTTGTGGGCAATAAGCGGAATTCGCCACTCTTTTGGAAGACCTTCCATGTACATGGAGAGGGTTGACCGAAACATATCTCGGTTTTCTTCAGTATCTGTTGTAAGTGTGCCTTGAAGTCCATTGTGTATAAAGTGCCAATAAAGGTCTAGTGCCAAAGAAATCGTGGTGATACCAAGCTGCCGTCCTTTCAGAATGACAAAGAAATGAATGTCTTCTGCCAGACCCTGTGCGATCTCATCCATCACATACGTCTGTGTGCCTAGCAGCACATCCATCTTCTTCAAGCCCTGTTCCTTCGTTTCAATCTTAAGTTGGGAACAGAACTTGTAAAACTGCGCGAGATTAAACTTCATTTCTTTTGTCTTCTGTCTTTATCAAACGACTCTAAATTCCAGCAAGCTATACGCAGCCTAGCTTCTGGATTTCTCGCCACACGCAACAACTCCCGCGCAACCTCCGGTTTGTACACCTCTTTCCAGGTGGCTACCAAGGATTGCCTCTCTTTAGGTGTTACCGCCCGTATCGCCTTTTCCATCTCCGTCTTTAATACCATGCGCGACAGCAGCAACTCCCGCTGATACTTCTCTTCAGGCGTAGGCGTTGCCATCCACCACCTTCTTCATCCTGGATAACTCCGACAAACACTCAGCCAACAAGTTCGCAGACCTGGACTGCTGCCGCCGTAACTCCATAATCAACTCAGCTTGATTCATCCGGCGTACCGCCTCCCAGTAATCATCCTGCGCCATGTCCACATAGTCTTCCCGTAACTCAATCACATTCATAACGTCCTCCATACCCGTATCCCATCCCCCTCTTTCCGCGCTACAAACTTCCAACCCAACCGCTTACCCGCCCGCCAGTTGGCATTCAACACCACTTGCATACTCACATTAGCTATCAAGAAACTATCCCCTACCGCCATATCCTCATGCGGATACTTCCGATCCACCCGCGCCATCGGCAGAGCAACACCCTTCTCTACCCTAATCCCCATAATCACTCCTGTCTGCATATCCTCACCTCCCACCATAATCATACTAATACGAAAAAAAGCCCCCGACAAGGGGGCTAAGGCTCTTCTCACCACGAGGAGAAGCCAGCGAAGAAACCACAGCATACCAAAACTACCTGTGAATTTCTTGATGATGCTGGCGGCAAAGCCAAACAACATCCAGCGGTGCGCTGTAATCAGGATGATGCGCCTCTACCTGTTCGTTGCCACAAACCCAACAAGGCAGCTTGACCAACTTGCCGGTCTTGACTGCATACCTGACCTTATCCTTGATCCTCAAACGATCACTGTTCTTCTTCCACCACTCCCGTTTGTAGGCCGTCATCGCCCCAGGATTGGCTTCCTTCCAAGCCCTTTGGTAAGCAGCCTTATCCTTTGTCTTCTGCTTCCAGCCTTCAGGACGGCTAGCATTAGCCCTATCCCGACGCGCCTTCTGATACGCCCTCATACACTCCGCGCAGCGGCTAGTCAGCCCGTCATCTGACGCACGATTGACGTAAAACTCAGATACCTCTTTGCGCTTCCCACACTCCGAACAGTCTTTCATAAGCACATCCTCCCTAGAGAATAAATATATCTATTCCCTAGAAAAAAACAATGCTTACTCATCCAAAATTTTATGGGGGGAATGAGTTGGGGGGCGCGCCATTCCACCCCCACCTCGACCATCGAAGTAGCCAAGCTGGCAACTGTCAGACTGATAACGTCAACCAAGCCCTAATTACCCTGCCATAGTAGCTTACAGCTATCAGTACAGAGATATTTATAGGTTTTATGGCGACCGGAACCCCACTTGGGAAAGTAGCAACACCAGCGAGCGTGTTGTTAGACTGCCATCAGACTATTTCCCCAAAGCATTATCCCATATATATACTGATAGCATATTTATAAGGAATTATAGGTATACATATATATATATAGATATAGTTAAAATATATCGTCATACAAACATATATAGGAACAATCAATTTGCATAATAAGGTAATCATACCTAATATAGGTACTGCAGTACTCATCAATTCCTAACGGGAGATTAGACAATGAAACAATCAACAATCGCCATGCTAGTGTTTCTAGCTTTCACTTTGTGGTCTTTAGTTTTCACCGTACATGGTGAATTTCTATGCTCACTTGGTGCGCTGATAATCGCTTTCGTTAGTTGGTTTGTCGGCATCACACTAGAACGCGAAGCCAAGTAATTACCATTAGTCAATATTAGATTGGAGATTAGACAATGACTATTTATCAAGAAATCACTGATTCCATCATTACAGAACTCGAAAAGGGTGCAGCGCCGTGGGTAAAGCCGTGGAATGCTCCACAAGGGGCTGATAAAAACATCATCTCGCAAAAGCCTTATCGTGGCATCAATCGCTTGATTCTAGCCATGCGCGGCCTGTCTTATGCCGTACCAGCATGGGGAACCTACAAGCAATGGGAACAATTAGGCGGGCAAGTAAAAAAGGGTGAAAAGGGTACAAAGATTGTTTTCTGGTCACAAGCTAAGTCTACGAATCCAGAAGGTGAGGAAAAGGCTTATCAATTCGCTAAGGCTTACTTCGTGTTTAATGTTTCTCAGGTAGATGGTATCGACATCATTCCTTCCGGCGATACTATTTCAGACAATGCAAGAAACGAATCATGCGATAAAAGAATCGCAGCTACTGGTGCAAACATAGTGCATGGTGGCGATACCGCTTGCTACATTCCTTCCGCTGATGTCATCAGGATGCCAGAACTAGGTGTTTTCCAGAGTTCAGAGCACTACTATGCGACAGCATTTCATGAGTTAGCACACTGGACTAGCGATAAATCTCGCTGCAATCGTGATTTATCAAAAGGTAAATTCGGCAATGCTGAGTATGCTTTTGAGGAATTAGTAGCAGAACTATCAGCGGCATTTCTTTGCCAGCATCATCAAATTAAAGGGGATTTGCGCCATGCTGGTTACATTCAATCTTGGCTAAAAGCCTTGAAAAGCGATAGCAAAGCGATATTCAAGGCTAGCGGATTAGCGCAACAAGCTACTGATTTTCTACTTGCTTGCTCTCAGGAAAAAGAGGAATTGATCGCAGCATAAAGCTTGACCAAATGCTCATTAGCTAAGGCTTTTGGGCATTTGGGCGTGTTTTACGCCGATTCCAAATGGAGATTAGACAATGAGTACACTTGCACCAGCACAATACATTTCCGATCTTTGCGAACAATATGATGCCTATGAATACGGCATTTACATTCTAGTAACATTTCCTGACGGAAAGCGAATCATCACGCAATCCGCCGAATTAGCGAATGCCATGCAAGCAAATGGTGCTGAAACAGTTCATGTAACAGAACTAGGTGAATGACTATGCAAACAGTTCTGGAATTCCTCGGCGGCATCTTTGCATTCTTTATTCTTTGGGCATTTCTTTTTGTATTGCTCTCGTTTTAAGCCTTTTTTCTTGCTAGGGGTTGTCTACATACCGGCAACCCCCAAAAACCGCTTATAAGCCTTTTTAATCGATTCTAAGGGGTGTTTACATGGATACCGATCTTATAGAAAACGAATTGCACAAAATCCTTAACTTAACTTTTGAAGCTGCTAGCGATTCTAAAAACACAGCTAGCATCATTGTCGGTATCAGTTTTATTGCTTATAAACTATTAGATAAATTGCAAAAAGATAAGATAATCGATTAGCGGCCTTCTAAGGCCTTGTAAGGGTTAGCTGGTATCTTTGCTGGTCTAACCCTATTTTTTCGCCTTGTGGCGCGTTTTAATGCGTTTTAGAGGCATCCCTGACATGGAGGAAGTATGTCACCCGTCAAGAAGTTCGCCCTAGTAGAAAAAATTTCCCCGCGCGCGCCTGACCAGCGCGTTGCAGACAAACCAACATCAATCCTTGACCAGCGGTTCAAGTACCGGAGTTCTGCCGAAACCGATCTCAGAGCCAGGTTCAAAGCCCTGGGATTCAAAACCCCAAAACCCAAGAAACCCAAGTTCGGAGAGTAACCTGCTTAAATTTTAAGCACCCTAATATATGTTTTTATATGGGAGAAAAAATATAAAGATAGACGATAGTAATACGAATGTATTACTAAGGAACTAATAATACAGTGGTACTAATACAGTACCAAACTATATCTATATAACCAAGAATCGTGCCAGCTAAGTTATCCACAAGTTATCCACAGACTTATCCACAGGCTATGACATAGAAGTTCTTGATAGAAAATTCTCATTGTAAATTTATTGAGGGTGTTGTAAGTTTCGGTTGTGCAATTTCGCACAGATTAGTTTCTGTTAAGGGGATTAGAATGACGTATCTGAAAGACATCAAATTGTGCGTAGAGTGTGCGTTCTACGGCAACCATCAAGGCCAGCGTGACCGTTGTGTTCACCCTGCGCTAACCACCACCAGCCTAGTCACAGGCGCAGAAGATTACCCCTACTGCTTTGCTCAACGACAGTCGCCACTTGCCGACCATTGTGGCGCTAGAGGCGCGTATTGGGTGCTGCATGAGGAGTCTGCTGCTGAGAGGGAAAAGAAGCGGCAGGAGTTCGAGGAAGCTATGCGTGACAGTCCATTCTGAGGGGATGCCATGAACAGGGAAGACATTATCCGCATGGCGCAAGAGGCTGGCTACGTCTATCACGTTAGTGGTGGCACTGGGACTTACGTTCAATTTTATTGGGATCAGCTTGAACAATTTGCCAACCTAGTGGCAGAAGCCGAGCGAGAAAGGATTCGTTGGGACAGTATCCATTCCTGCCATCCAGAATGCGACAAGCCTGTATGCGTAGCTATGCGTAAGGCTGTGGCAGAGGAACGGGAATCCTGTGCCAAGTTGCTGGATGACCTGGCAGCTAAAGACAAGCTATCCAACTATCACAAAGTAGCTGCACTACTGATCCGCGAAAGGGGTGCGCCATGAAGAAGCTAATTTTCTGGCTTTTGCTAGCAAACCCGATTTTTTCCTACGCCGACGAATGGATGGAAACTGTCAACGAAGCTGGCGGCAAGATTCTGTTTCTGTCCACACTCTGCACAGGCAGCACCACAGGCCGGATGGTGATTGCCACTATGCGGGATGGCGGCACAGTCCACGGTTGCTGGTGGTTTTTTGCTGACATGGTTCACGTTGTCTGGGAGGGCAAAAGCGGCAGAACCTCTGCCTACGATCCCAAAACCCTTACCTATAGGAAAACACCATGAACCAAGAAATAGCACAGCTGGGATGGCCTCTGACCTGTGAAATAGCCTGTCGTGCCATGTTGCTAAACATATCATTTGATCAAGCTGTACAGATAGCCATCCGTCAATACTTAGAAGTTACTAAAGGGGAAAACAATGACAAGTCCTAATCAAGCTGATTTTGAACCTGAAGTCCGAGCCGGTGCATGGTGGTCTGGAGATAGCCGCAAGGCCGCTAACGGACGCGCTAGTGACGTAATCCTGGAGAAGCTAGGCAAGAAGGAGATACCCGATCTCAGCGGCATAGAAGCCGTTCAGATGGGTAAAGTGATGGAGCCAACCATTGCCCGACTGTTCCAGGAAAAGCACCGTATCGAACTGAAGGATGCTGACTATGCAATGTCACATAAAGATGAGCCGTGGCTACGCTCTCACTTTGATTACATCAGTGCAGATGGACGAACGCTCGTTGAATGCAAGAATTACAACGCTGGCGTTATGTCTAAGTTCGACGAAGACGCAAACCTGGTTCCTGCTGCTGATCTGGCGCAACTCATCCACGAAGCTGCCGTACATAACGTGGAGTCGATATACCTTGCAGTCCTGTTTGGTGGGCAAGCCTTCCGCACCTATCACTTCACGATCACAGAAGGGATGAAGGAAGACCTGATCAAACAGATGGCAAAGTATTGGGGCTATGTCGCAACCCAAACCATGCCAGAGCCTGACAGTCTGGAGTCGTGCAAGATCATTTACCCCAACGACAACGCTGAATCTATCACTGCTACGCAAACGGTAGAACGCGCTATCGCTGTGCTGAACGAGTACAAGCAGAAGATCAAGCACCTAGAGAATGAGTCGGAAAGTATAGAGTTAGCTATCCGTTCGTTCATGGGTATGAATGCCAACCTAATCACCTTAGACGGCAAGACGCTAGCAACTTGGAAGAGTGCCAAGTCCAGCATGAAGTTTGATGCAAAGCTATTCCAACTAGCTATGCCAGAAATTTACGAGAAGTTTGTAGTTGAAACCCCAGGCAGTCGCCGATTCCTTTTGAAATAGGAGATAAGAGATGAGTAACTTAGTACCAGTCCAAGACATAGAACGCATGGCATTAGCAGTCGCTAAGTCGGGTCTATTCGGAGTCAAGACCGCAGACGAAGCTATGGCACTAATGCTGATAGCCCAAGCAGAAGGTCAACACCCTGCGATAGCTGCGCGTGACTATCACATTATCCAAGGCCGACCAGCATTAAAAGCAGACGCAATGCTGGCACGTTTCCAGGCTGCTGGTGGCAAAGTCGAATGGAAGGACTACACAGATGAGAGAGTCGTTGGCATTTTCAGTCATCCTGCTGGTGGTAGCATCACTGTTACTTGGACGCTTGATCAAGCAAAGCATATTGGTCTGGTCAAGCCTAGTAGCGGATGGCATAAGTATCCAAGGGCGATGCTTAGAAGCAGATGTATTTCGGAAGGCATACGCGCAGTTTATCCAGGCTGTGTCGTTGGAACCTACTCAGTCGAGGAAGTCCAAGACTTTGACGATAAACCAGCGAAGGTTAGTTCTCCTGAAGTCAAAGATATGGGAGCCGCAGAAGTCGTTGAGGCCGTTCAGTCAAGTAAGAAGGTAGGTGAGGATTTTTTGCCGCTGTTGGTTCCAGGTCAAGAGGAACCATTCGATATGGTGGAGAACCTAGAAGATTGGCAGACTTCATTCCACTCAATGATTTCGCGGGTAAAGGCAAGCCCTAAGTACAGCGAGAAAGAGAAGCTGGACAAGCTAAAGGCATTCAAATTGGCGAACCAATCCATCATTGAGCAATTAAGCAATGAGGCTAGGTTGCGTGTATTAGCAGCAGTTACTAACGTGGAGGAAGTATGAAGAGTCATCAAGGGGAACCAGGCAAGGGCGTTCTATTCCAGAACGATAAGAAAGCACCAGGCAGCGCACAACCTGATTACAAGGGCGTAATCACGCTACTGGAGGATGCTAAAGCCGGAGATGAAATCAAGATTGCTGCATGGAAGAAAGCCACCAGAGTCGGTGAACTTATCTCTCTAGCACAGGATACTTGGAAGCCTGATCCGAACTACCGTCCTGCTCCTCGACCAGCACCTGAACCGGCATTAAAGAAGCCGAAAGAGTACGACCCGTTCAAGGATGACGAAGTACCGTTCTGATGGCTGCTAGTCGCTCACCTACACAGCGATCACTAGAGTATCTCCGCGATCTTGGCTATCACTGCGAGATCGTGGAGAAGTGGAACAGCTTCACCAAGCAGAGGAAAGACTTGTGGGGCTGGTGCGACATTCTAGCGATCAGGGAGAACGAAGTCCTGGCGGTACAGGTGACGGCTTCTGCTGTCGCTAATCGTATTCAGAAGATTCAAGAATCAACCACGGTTGCGCTAGTCCGTAAGGCCGGTATACGAATAGAAGTACACGGCTGGCGCAAGAATGTTAAAGGCAGATACGTTATTAGAGTGGAGGATATTTCATGAATGCAGCAAACATAGAGAAGTCAGACAGACTACAGCGAGTGCTAACACTACTGAAAAGAGGTGGCGAGTACACCACGCTGGAGATTATTCAGAAGGCTGGAGTCTGTGCAGTCAACAGCATCATTTCCGAACTGCGGCAGAACGGTTATCAAATCAACTGCCAACGCCGCGCTGACAAGTGGTTTTATA